TCTAATTCTTCTTGATTGCAGTTTTGTTAAGTAAGATTTCTGTAATCAAAGGAAATTATCGATAGATAGAGAAAGTTAACTTAACAAAATTGGTTCACCTACCACTAATATGACATTATTTTAATAAAAAAAGAATAGAGGTATTTATGATGTCTAATTACAATACACTTCAAAAATCTATATCAAATTATTTATTTGAACAGGTTGAACTATATGTACAAGAATCTGGAAATTTATCAGATATGAATAAATTATTTAAAGATGCTAAGAATACATTTAATGAATATTCTGATAAAATCAATAATGCTCTTAAAAATAAAGATTATAAAACTGCAAGTGCTGAATGTGAAAATGTTAAAAAACTTCTTAAAGATATTGAATCACATATTAATGCATTAGATGATTCGATTTTATCTGCAGTAGGAAATGGTTTTTATCAGTCATTACTTGTTTTATTGAAAGCTATTCTTTTAGGTTTACCTACATTTGGAGTTGGCGCAATTTCTACTATTTTAGAAGAATCTTTAAATGGTATTATAGGGCTTGCTAAACAATGGAAGGAAGAAAAAACTTTTAAACCTGAAATGATTAATGGACGAAGAAATAAAATAAAAGGTGTATTTTATCAAATGTATGGATCTATAGATAAATATAAGAGAATAATTTCTAGTAGAGTTGAAGATGAAAATAGGAAGAATAAATTACAACCTATAGTTAAAGAAACTATAAAAAATAATGATTTAAAACTTGCAGTCAATGAATCATGTGCTAATGGAAACATTACAATTGAAGAGAGAAATTTTATTATTTCAGTATTAAATTAAATAAAGAAGAACGTATATTTTACGTTCTTCTTTTATTTTTACATATTTTAATTTTTTACAAATATTCGAGGCATCATGAACATTTTCCAATAATTAAAATACTAAATGAATAATACGCTACTTATTCATTTTATATTTTTGTTACCTGTAAAATTACCCAGAAAACAATTTTGTAACTAGATAGAAAGAGGTGAAGAATATGATTTACCCTATCGATGTTCCTGAATTATCATTATTTTCAAGAAAGGTTTATCTTCCAAAAGGTGATAAAACGGGACATGGTAACTTAGTATTTTTATTTACTAGGTCAGTATCAGATACTATATCTGAAATCAATAGTGGTATAAATTACTATCCTATCAGTAATTATACTCATTATTATTATAACGCAACATATTCAGGTAGATTAAAGAATAAGAAATTCTTTATCAGAGATATGAAAGAAAAACGTTCTATATATGATAAAGTTAAAAAAGAAACTTCATTAACCACTGCACCTGGAATAACGTTAAATGGTTTTGATAGAAACTGTTATTTTGAACTTTCTAGATACCTTCAAATCTATCATGAATTATTAGATAAATATGACCCAATGTCAAGAATGATTAATTTTTGGGCATATTTTAAAAGTATCGTAGATGATCCACAGACATCGGAATATCAAAATAAATATATCATAATAAATGCAGAAAGATATTCAAATGCATTTGTGGGTAATTTAAGAGATAAATTAAATAACCCATTATTTATGATTTATTACACATTATACAAAAATATTGATATTTGTAAATCATTTGATCATGATATCTTTATTTTTTATAAGAATCGCTCAATCAAAATAAATCCAGCGCATGCAGAAAAATCCAAGACTGCTAATGAATTCAAAGTATTATTAACACGTCTTATTCCTTCTAAAGCTTCAACAATTGAATCTTCTATGAATGATGAGTTGTTGAAAAAAGAAGAAACTGCTGAAAATGTAAAATCTACTCTTAATAAAGAATTTAATTTTACAGGTGATAATCAGGATGAAAAAACTTTGAATGAAAAGGATATCAAATCTATTATTGAACCTGAGAAAAAAGAAAAAGAAACTCCTAAAGTAGTAGATGCTGTTTCGGAAAAGATAGATAAAGTTGTTTCTACTGATAATGAATCTGAAGCTGAAAAAGTAGTTAAAGATGAAATTGAAAATGATAAAAAACTTTTAGATGAAATCTATAAAAACTTAGTTGGAGATTCAAAACCAGTATCATCTGCTAGTAGTGCTAGAGATAAGAAAATTAGAGAAGAACAAGGAAAAATTGCAGTAGGTAATATGACAATTGATAAACTAAAATCTATCAAAAGTACTCATATGCCTATTCCAAAAACTGATGTCTCTAAAGCATTAAAATCTACTAATGATAATATTAGAAATGTTGGATTTGCAAACTTTGACAAGACTTATACTAATGAAGTATTCAAAAAAGATATGGTTAATGTCTTTACTTCACTTAATGATAAGTCTATACCACTTACAGTTATAAAGTTTGATGTTAAAGATACATCAGATGAACTTAACTACAAAGACACATATACTGTTACATTAGAGGATGTCAATAGACAACGTCATACTATAACAGTTGATGTACCTAAATTTATAGATGATAAGTTTTTATATATTGGTGGAGGTAAAAAACTTATCTTGTATCAAAACTTTTTATATCCAGTTGTAAAATCTGGACCAGATGAAGTACAGATTGTAACAAATTACAACAAAATGTTTATTGAAAGATTTGGTACTAAATCTATTACATCACTTGAAAGACTTAAAAAATTAATCTCTTCAGAATCTGATTTAGAATCATATTTTGAAGTTGGTTATGCATATAAGTTAAATGGTGATTATATCACCACAATAGAGTATGATGAACTTAGTAAGCAATTTATTAAGTTTAACTCTGATAATTGTACGATATACTTCAATCAACAAGAAGCACTCAGTGTTGCTGATTCTGAAGGTGTTCAAATTGGTGAGAATGAGATGTTTATTGGTTTTAAAGATAAAAAACCAATTCTTATTGATTATGATACACAGAAAACTGATTCTGATTTATCTATCTCAGAAGTTATCTTAAATTCTTTACCTGAAGAATTTAAAGAAAAATACGAATCAATTAAAACTCCTAAACGACTTATGTATTCAGCTGCAACAACGATGCATCAAAAAGTTTCATTAGGTCTTTTATTAGCATTCTGGGAAGGATTTGGAAGTGTTCTTAAAGCACTTAATTTGGAATACAGATTAGAAAAATCTATTCCTAAGAAGTTAGCATCAAATGAATCAGTACTTCAATTTCATGATTGTGTATTAGTATATAAAGAAAACGTTTCACAGTCTTTAATTATGAATGGTTTTAGACTTATTGAAACTAAAGAGTATAATATAGGTGATATGGAAACTAAAGAACCATATATGGATTATTTAGTTAAAGTATATGGAAAACGTAGTATAGCAAATGCTATTATGAACACATATGAATTTAACATTGACCCTATTACTAAAGAAATATTAGAAGATTTAAATCTTCCAACAACTATTGTACCTTTATGTGTTTATGCAAACTCATTGCTTTCTGATTCACAATATACTCCTGATTATAATCAGAAATTATGTAGAATCCGTAGAGGTGAAATTTTACCAGCTATTCTTTATGATGCTATTGCTAAGCAATATGTAATTTATAAGAATTCAAATGGTAAAAAGAAATTATCTCTTCAAAGAGATATAGTAATGAAAAAATTACTCGCTCTACCAACAGTAGAAGAATATTCTACATTATCTCCATTACTTGAAATGGAAAGAACTCATACAACCATGTATAAAGGTTGGAGAGGTATCAACGAAGACAGAACTTATACACAGGATAAACGTGTTTATGACCAATCAATGATTGGAATTATGGGTCTTGCAACATCACCAGATGGTTCTGTTGGTGTTCAAAAAACTCTTACTATGGAACCTAATGTAGTATCTGCTAGAGGTTATCTTAAACCTTATTCAAAAGATAATAATCTTAAAGATGTAAATCTTTTATCTCCTGCAGAAATGGCTACACCATTAGCACCTGAACAAGATGACCCTACACGAACAGGACATAGTATAAAACAGTCAAAACATATTATTCCTGTTAAAAAATCATCACCAGTATTAATTACAAATGGTGCTGAAGAAATTATGAGATTTCATTTATCTTCAGATTTCGTAATTAATGCTAAAGAAGATGGTGAAGTTGTAGAAGTAAATGATGACTTAGGTCTCATTATTTGTAAATACAAGAGTGGAAAATGCCAAGCTATTAATACTAAATCTAAAATTGAGAAAAATGGTGGTGGAGGTTTCTATATCGCTAATACACTTGTGACAAATCTTAAATTAGGTGATAAATTTAAAAAGCATGATTTATTAGCATGGCATAAAGACTTCTTTAGGTCTAATCAATATACCGGTAATAAAATGAATTTTGGTACACTTGCTAAAGTAGCTATTTTATCTACTTATAATACATATCAAGATTCAACAGTTATTACAGAAAAATTATCACATGATATGGCAACAGAAATGGTATTCAATAAACAAGTTGTTATTGGTAAAAATGCTACTGTTGATTATATTGCTAAAGTTGGTGATAAAATTGATGTTGGGTCTTCTTTAATTCAGTTTGATACTTCATTTGAAGATAATGAACTTAATAAGTTACTTGAAACTTTGAGTGACACCTTAAAAGAGGGCGTAATTGAAAATAGTAGAAATAATATTCAGTCTAAGATTGCAGGTACAATCGAAGATATTAAGATGTACTCTACAGTCGATCTTGCTGAACTTAGTCCTTCATTACAAAAAATATTTGGAAAATATTATCGTAAAATTAATGAAAAGAAAAAACTATTATCACAATATGACCCTGATAGTTCTATTGTGAAATGTGGAATACTCTTTAATGAAACTACAGGTAAAGTTTCTCCAAATAAATATGGTGTATTAAAAGGACAAAAAATTGAAGATGGTGTTTTAATTGAATTCTATATTAAACATGAAGAATATCTCGAAGTTGGTTCTAAGACCGCATATTACGCAGGATTAAAAACAACTATTGGTGAGGTTATTCCTGCTGGATATGAACCATATTCAGAATTTAGAAAAGATGAAGAAGTAAGCTCATTTATTGCTTCAAACTCTATTCTTAAACGTATGACACCATCAATTCTTTTAGTATCACTTGGTAATAAATGTATTATTGAGCTTAAACGTTCACTAAAAGAATTATATGATAAAAATATAGATGCTGAAACTTGTAAAGAAGAAATGACATATCTTATTTATAAATTCTTTTCAGCATTTGATAAATCACAGAATAATACCAATAAGTATAAAAATCTTTTTGATCCTATGACACCACCGACATTCAAAAAGTGGTTTAAAGGATTTTTTGAAGATGAGGATGCTTATTTAACATTAGATATTGTTTATAATGAAAGAAGTATTACGTTTGATGATATTGAACGTGCTGCTAAAGTTATAAAAGTTCCATTATTTGAATATGTGTATTTACCACATATTTCAATGGATAAGAATAAAGTTATCAGAACCAGAGTTGAGGTTCCTGTTGGATATATACATATCAAACGAACACAACAAACCGTCGCAAAGAAGAATGGTATTTCAACATCAAGTGATATCCGATCTCCATTAACTGGACAGGTTACTGGTGCTGATAAAAATGGTCGTGAATCAGACCTTGAAAATATTATGATGGTTTCTTTAGGAATGACAAATTGTCTTAAAGAATTAAATGGACCTAGAGCAGATGATATGGTTGCTAAAAGAGAAATGTTATCAGATATTTCTAAGCAAGGGTATGTTAAATTTGATGATTTGACATATGATGTAAATAATAAGGCTGCATTAAATACAGTAGATACTTATTTCTTAGGAATGGGAATAAAAACTGACTTAGTAACAAAAGGTCATATGCTCAAATCAACACTTAAAAAAGAATTATAAAAAAATAAACCAGTACGTTAATTCGTACTGGTTTATTTTAAACTAACCCCTGAAGTTCTTCTAATAATTCTTTATGGAGTTTACTAGATTCTTCTAAACTAATTTCTGCATTTTCAACAGTTTCTAAATCCTTTTCTAATTTTTTAATTTCGTATTCTCCCATAATATAATCTCCTTTATTTAGTTTATATTCAAAATAATATTATATATTTAAAAAATATAACTATTCTCTATATCCCGAGAATTCTCGAAACATAAACAATTATGTAAACTTAAAAAGAAAGGCTGTGTAACAACTTATGGGAGAAGAGCAACTCACAGAAAGTGCCTGGGAAGTAGCTGTGAAGTACCTGTCTCAATCTAAAGCAGGTATTGTCATACTTACTATCGTAGTCATTATTGCAACAACCTTTCCTTTTTGGAAATGGTTATATGGTATTATAAAAGAAAAATATGAAATATATAAAAAGAAAAAGGAAGAAGAAGAGAAAGAGCAAAAAATATTCAAAGAGAATATAAAAAATATAGCTTCTAAAATAGAACAACTTCCAGAAATTACAAATCAAATAAAGTTATTAAATGATGATGTAGCTTCTATCAAAAAAGTAAATGAAGAAGTTAAACAATCAATCGATAAAGTTAATAACGATATGGGTATTCTATTTGATAATGATAATGATGAATTTAGAATATATCTTACTCAGTTACAATATGATCATATTAAATGTGGAAAGCCTATGACACGTGAAATAAGACAAACTCTTAGAGTTAGATTTGATAATTATTCTAAACGTGGTGGAAATGGATGGGCTCAAGATGTTGTTACTGAATTATTATCAATTCCAGTAGAACCATTTTTGAATTTTGAAGATGAATAAATCTAGTAACGAAATCAATATTCGTTACTAGATTTATTTACATTACAAGGATACATGATTAATGAAAAAGTTATTTACCAAGCTATATGGCATGGACTTTACATATCATCAAAAACTTAATATACGAAGATATAGTTAATTATACAAATTAACTATGGTATTTTAAAAATATGTTTTATAATTATTTTTTAAAATACTTTTTTCGTATTTTTTTCATTTTCTTTAAAAATAATCTTAATTCTTTATAGTTTAATTTAACAGAATTATTCAGCTTATCAGAATTAATCCCTCTTTGATATGAATTAATAAAGTTATCTGTTATATCAACTACATGATAGTAAAATTTTTGATGCTTATATTTACCAACTTCTCTACGTTCATAACTTGTACAAACACCATTTTCAAATTGTTTAATATATCCAAGATCTTCTAATTTTTCATCAATCGTTTTGAATATTAATGCCATCTCGTACCTCCACAGAAGCTTTTACAAGTTCTACCGTATTTTCAAATGCTTTGATCAAAACTTCAGGATCAAGTGTTATATCAAATATCTCACCACTTCTTGTAAGTCCTGCACAAACACAATCTGAAATATATTCCATCACATCTATTAAATTAACGTCTTTTGGAACATGTGATTGTAAATGATGTCTTTCAGTTTTTACATGCATCTTATGAAATTCACTTTGTCTAAAATCATCACCATTAACTTTTGTTCTGAGAAAATCTCTAAAGAACATTCGTTCTTGAGAAATTTTTGTATGATCATGATTTTGTCCTGCTTGATTACATAATCTTCCAAGTAATGACATTACATTATAAACATCTGCAATATGCATTCTATTTGCCCCTTTGAATTGAAGAAATGAAACATCATCTGGTGCAGAACGTGTATCACCATTTGGATTTTTAACAATTACTACTTTATCCATCATTATCACTCCTTTTCAATATGAAGAATTTCTTTAATAGAATCTAACTGTCTTTTAGACATGACCATAGAATTATATTCATTTCTATCAATAAGGTACAACTTCTTATTTGATAACTCTTCATCTAATTCATCAAGGGTTTTACCACAAGTGTCAAGACTAGTATATCTCATTCTTCTTAAAATTCTAAGTTCTCTTTCTGCGGTAGCTAGTAAGAATTTATCTGTTTCATCAAGATTTTCTTTATTTGATAACTCATCGATTTTTGCAATCAATAATCTTTCCGAAAGCATTTCAGCTCTTGTTCCTGTATCAATTCCTGACATAATTTTATCCTCCCTTAAATATATACTTCATTCATTTCTTTTGCAAATTTAGCTAACTCTTTTAAATGATATCCTTTTATATTATCCATAAATGGAATATTTGAATCTAAAATATCATAAAAATATGTGTCTGAACCTTTAAATCTATCTAAACGACCTTTCAATTGATGTGTCATAAGTCTAGATGAATGCGGTTCTGCACATATAATAGTTTGCAAATTTGGTGGGTTAAATCCCGTACCACATGATTTTATCGTTGAACATATGATATCACAGTTCTGGTTCTGTAAGTTAACTTCTTCACTATTATTTGAAAATATAGTTCCTAATGTCCTAGAATTTCCTACCATTTTCGATACAAAATCAGCCATAAACTCTACAGATTCCTTTTTGGGTGTTATCAATAATATCTGTCCATCATGTTCTAATGCTTCACTCAAAGCATATCTTATTGCATGTAATATTTTTCGTTCACTATCATGTTTAATAGCAGCATCAATAAATTTATATGCTGAAAAGCCATGTGCTCCTTTCATACCTGTAACATATTTCATAGGAATATTGCTTTTATAATTTACAACTATATAGTGAATCTTTTTATCTCTTTCCATTAATTTATCATCAAACTTACAAGATGATGATAACATCAAATGAAATACTTTGTTTTCTTGTCTATTACTTCTACCAAATGTAGCAGTAAGATAAAATGTTTTCTTTACATTTGTGAAGCAGTCAATTAGAAATATCGATGAAATAAATTCATGAGCTTCATCATAAATTTTAACTCCTATTCCAGCAATTCGCATAAATTCATCTATTTCTCTCCAACCATTTGTTCTTGCATATGTTTGAATAGTTTGATGCATCATTATATACACATCACCTTCTAACTCTGCTTCAAGTATTTTTGGTATTGTAGTACTATCAACTTGTATAATTCTATCTTCTGGTATATTAGTAAAGTGCATAACTTCAGATTTCCAATGAGATGATAAATATTCTCTATTAACTATAACTAAAGTTTTTACACCTATTTTAGTAAAACTATTTATAGCACAATAAGTTTTACCACCAGAAGTTTCTAAATTCAATGTATATTGACAGAATGGTGCTGTACCTCTAAATTCTTCAGATGAAGTTAAAAACTTAACTGATTCTTCTTGAGTATCATCTTTCGGTGGTACTAAAACATCATATCTTGTCTGCATTCTTTGTTCTTTAATACCAAAGTTATAATTGATAGTTGCTTTACAACCAAATTTATTTTCAAGAATTTCAATGTTAATTCCTTTTGGTAAATATAATATTTCATCTTTGATGAAATAAGCAACTGGTTCATATTTACCAAATTTCTTTGTTTTTTGTTCCCATCTAGATAGTGCTTTTTCCAATTCAAAATATTCACCTTTTGTATATGGTGAAACCTCTATATGGGTATGAAATACATCAATTCTTTTTTCCATATTTAAACCTACTCTTTTCAAAAAAGAACAGACAACCTTTAATAAGGAGTCTGTTCTTTTAATTTAATTAATTTGATTTAAAGGATCTGTTATTCCTATTGGAATTTGAAAATCCTGTTGTATTTGCACCTCTCCATGGTTTTCCAAATTGTTTTTGTGCTGGTGCTGGACCAACCTTTTTTGAACCACGTTTTGCAAACTTATTTTTATTCATAATATCACCTCTTAAATCATAGCAACAAATGCATATTTCATGATAACATATTTATCTGAATCTGAAAATCCTTTAAGAAGTTTATCAATGATATCAAGAGTTTCATTCATGTTTGTTGATGTTGATAACATTCTAGCCATCTCTTTTCCTGCTTTTTGTAATTGAGCATCTTTAACCTCTCGAATATCATCAAATGTTGCTTTCATTTGAACGAATGATTTTCCTGCCATAATTTCAATCTCCTTTTTTAAATTATTAAATTATCGTTTTACAGATAATTCTATTTAATTCCAGCAATTTTCTTTGTAACTGCATCTTGAGTTGTATATGACTCTGTATGGAATGAATAGTAATCTTTCTTGAAGATGTCTTTCTTCTCAAGAACATTATCAAACAATGCTTTCTTCTTACAATCTTTTACACAAAGTTCAAGTGCAAGTGGGCATTTTTCAATTGATCTTTCAATAACAGCTTTTGCAACTTCAAAGAGAGAATTATCCATTACATCTTTATCACTTGAAATAATCTTAGTGATATCAACATCATACCAATCGGTATTATAGATTGATGGTAGGTCTCCTGCATGAGCATAACCTTCAACCTCGACCTCAGTACTAACTTGTACTACAAACCAATCAATTGGGTAAGAATCGTTGTGTGCAGTAATATCATATACCGGAATATCATATTTGAGATTGATAATGAATCCGAATGGAATCTGTTCAGAATACTTTCTGAGATCATGTTCCACATTTGTACATGAAACAATTTTTGCTGACATAACTCCTGATCGATTTACTGTTTTAATACACTCTTTCATAGAGTTATGTAGTTTATATCTAACACATTTACATCCCAATCTTACACCGGTTAATTGAGGGAATTTTTCATTAATAATTTTCTTAAAGTTGTTCACTGCAACATATGGTATCAGCTCATCGCTGAAATCCTCTCCAAGAGTAATTTTGTTTTTAGGTTTTCCATATGCTTTAACTGCATCTTGAAGTCTTCCTTCAAATGATTTTGTTACTTCTATATTTTTCATTTCACTTTCTCCCCCATTTTCTAAATCTAATGTGATAAATACAATATCATCATTTTTATTTTCTTCTTGTTTTTGTTTTCGATTACCGTATTTAGCTTTATTTAATAAAGCTTTAATAACTTCACTAAGTTTCATTTTTCATGTTTCCTTTCTTGGTATTTTATAAATTTTCAGATAAGAAATCATTAATCTTATCTTTTTCAATCACTTCAATAGTGTCATTTCTACTCTTATAGACAACATAGTCATTGATTGGACTTTCTTTATCTCCACCATTGTCCTTAAGGATTAAAATACAATCTAACCCTAATAACTCAATCCATGTTTGCCAGTTAACAGTAGACATTTTTGTTTTACCATTAAGTGATTGATATAGGTTACTGAATGAATAACCTTTAGTAAATTTTCTCTTGTAACCACTTGTAGCAACCTGTTTAATTAAGAATATCTTCTTAATTAATTTCTTTAAGAAATCATCATCTTCCCTAATTTCGGGAACATAGATTGCTGTAGATGAAGCAGATTGAACTGGTAATAAATCTTTTGTATAGTTAACACCTTCTTCACTCTTTTCGACAACCATACAAAGAGTTTTATTAATAATTGCATCTAATGTAATTACATCCCTGTCAATTGCTCCTCTAGTTACAATTTCATCTCCTACAAAACTAATTATAGGATAATTTGTTAATGTGGATGGTACGGTTTCGTAATATTTCCACAAGCAGTCATTATAGATATAGACAACCCCATCTACCAAATCCTCTCTGTTGAAATTTTTCAACTCTCCAGCAACAGTAACCCTCTGTCCTGTATAATAAGAATGAATAGGGAATTCTATCTTATCTATTATTTCTCTTTCTTCTGTCGTCATTAGTTTATCTCCCTTCTATTAAAATAATATATGAATGAAATTATACCAAAATCAGCTGTTGTCTTGGAATAAATAACTCATTTAATTCTCTGGAATCCAACTTTAGTAAATTTAATCCAAGAGTAGTTGCTGATACGATTAGTTGCCCTATATTAATAGAGTCTAATATATCGATAAGTCCATCCAATTCATCAACTGTAAGTTCAGCTATAGTTCTAACTGCAGGATTTAATATTCTTATTCCCTCATATGAACTATATTCATTATTTCCTGCCATTTCACGAATTATACAATACTGAAATTCTAACATAACCCCACGTATTGGAAGAAATTGTCTAGAATTTTGAGCAATTTCTTCATTTATATGAAGTTGATTATTCATAAAGAAAAACAAATCTCTCATATGAATTCCTTGAAGCATACTACGAAGAGTTTGCTTTAAAGAATTTATATGTAAATGAGATAAGTACATTGTAGTTTTAGAATCAAACTTCCCATCCATATTTTTCATATTAAATGGAAAATCTATAGTAGGAGAACTACTCAAATATAAATTATTACCATCTACAGTTTGAACATACATTCTTGATGGACTAAGCATAGTTCTACCATACTTTTGATTACGGAGTATTGTATCTTGTGAATGTGTAAATCTTATCCTAAGTTTCAATGTTACATTTTTTGGCATCATTGGAAAATCAATTAGTACTTTCTCCACTTTCCTCTGGAACGGGTTCTTCAGCACGTTCTCCATCTGCCCAGTCTGGTTCTGCATATTGTTCATTTCCATAATATTCCCCGTTATCTAATATAAATAATGCTCTAGCACATTCTTTCATAGTTTCATTTGCAAGTTGAATTTGTTTCATTTTCCTACAATCATAAGTTTGTAACTTATAGTCATTAAGAATTTTCAACTTAATCTTGTACTTTCTTTTATTAGCATTATCATTAATCTTATTTCTTATTAGTGTCATCACTAAAACGATTAATGTAAATACAAGGAATAATAAAATGCATATACCTAACCACATAAGTAAAATGAATGACCATTGTTTACTCACAGGTTGTTCCTCTACTAATTCAATTATGAATTTCATCATATGTTTATACCTCCTCTCTTTGGATATAATAAAGAGATGAAATTAATCATCTCTTTATTCATCTTTTTCTTCAACTATTTCTGTTGTTATTTCGCCAATTTCATGTTCAGCAATCATATCAGGTTCTCTTTCAAAGATTACTGATGGTTTGTCTCTAAAAGTACCAAATACTCTAATGTCATCATCTAGAAATCTTTCTACATAATTCATTACTTCGTAATAATCTTCTTTAGTATCAAACTCAATTTCAAGTAAATCTTTTCCTTCTTCTTTAATGATATGATTAATATCTTTAATGAAGTTTACCAAGAATGAATCTGGTTCACCCTCAGTATTAAAATATAACCCGTCAATTTTACTGAATGGCGAAAGAATACCAGCAAATTCTCATAAATACTTTATGTCTCCATAAAGGTTAGACTATATCTTCATAATATATTCTGTTACCAAATATATTATGCCACCCTTTTCCATATATTTCTATATGTACTCTACTCACTTCTTCACTTAAGTCTTTCTCTTAAGCTATGCTTTCGATAGTCGTTGAACGTTCTTCTATCATATTTTTATATTTTCGATTCCATTGTTTAATATTACTATATGGAACATCTAATATTTTACTAATATCACGTAATCTTAAATCAGGTCGTGTAGTTCTAAGATTTATAAATTTAATTTTCAATTCATCAGAATATTCTCTACGTCTAAATTTATTATATCCAGATATGTCATATTTATTTCTTATATAATCCCATGAATTATCTCTAAATCGTAAATGTTGGAATACTGAATATGTTATACCTGCAATTTTACAAATTTCATCAGGATACAATTCATTTTCTTCCATTAATTTAAGAGCAGTTTCTATTTGTTCATCTGAATATATAGACGATGGATTTTCAGAACCACGTTTTCCTTTATATTGATTAAGTTCTTTTGTTAGTATATCATGTTCCTCTTTAGTAACCCATGCTAAGTTTTTATAATCATTATTTATACCATCACCATCTTTATGGTGAATATATGGTTTATTATCAGGATTTGGAACAAATGCTTCTGCAACTAATACATGAACATATTTTTTTATAGCCTTATCTTCACAATCTAATTTAATACCAGTTCTTAAATGTCCATCTTTTGTTAAATGAGACTTAATAATTTTTATTTCACCAGTATCTTTAACTTTATATACCATACCATTAGATGATATAAGATATCTCGTTTTTATTCCATTTATAATTATCCATGCAAGTTTAAAATTTTCTTCCTGATTTTTCATTAAATCAAATACACGTTTTAGATTTTCTTGTGTACGATAATCTATTCCTCTAACACCCAATTATATCACCGCCTTTTATTTTATTTGATTGATAGAAGCTTCGCTGCTGATTGTCTCTATTCATTAGATTATTACACTTTGGTACCAATGACTTAATAAGATGTTCCAGCAATTAAAGTGGTTTTTGACGGGACACCTGGATTTTAATGTCCCAGGATCGCTGTTTCCACAAGTTAATAAGTCGAATTGACCTAAAAAGCTTGGATGGACACCGCGGTATCTGGCTGCGATATTATTACTATTTTTCCGCCCCAATGAATGTGGTCCTTTTGACGTCCATTTGAAGCGGTTGAAAAATGACATATCGTTAATACACTCATAGAATCTTAATACACCTGATACGTGCATTTTCTGTATTAAAATTGTCCCAGGGAATTTAAAGATATCAACTATATTTTCAAGTGTTACTTTATTTCCCATATTAATGATTCTATTAAGTCGTGTACTAAATTCTTGTGTTAGAAGTGATGCAATATATTCATTACATCTAAGTCTCTTATTTTCAAGAGACATATTATCTTTCATACGGAGTTGATTAAACTCCATTATAGCCCATCTAATGATAGCATAAACATCTTTCTTATGATAATCATCTATTTTAAGAATCTTTCTTGTAGTTTCATCAAGCATACGATTAAATGATGTTAATGTATCCATACCTTTTTCTAAAGTATTAGATGGTGTTAATTTCTTAATAAATTGCTCAGTATTATCAATTTGAGATAGATCAAATCTATTTGTTAAAATAGATAAAAGACCTGCTACCATTGCTTGTACATATTGCCACTTATCAAACATTTCTTTATTTACTTCTAAATAACAAGTTTTTGATATTTGGAAATATAAGCAATTATCTTTTCTTTCATTAAGATTTGGTATTAAATGAATAATACTATCTACTTTCATATAAATAAGACCATATTCTATACCAAAATTTGATGCTACGAATAGCATAATATCAGTTTCCCTATGGAATACGAAAGTTCTAAATAATGGCATCATATAACTATTACCATCAACATCTTCATGTACTACAGGAACACGTTTAATTACTATAGGCATTAAAGATTTAATAACGGTTGATGCTAATGTTGTATATGTAGATTTCTCTAGAAGTTGATAAATCAGATAGTATGGTTTACCATTTATATAAAGATACCCTCTTTCATCTATCAATGGAATTAGCATATCTTTATTGATAATCTTTTCTCTGACTCTCTCTTGTCCTGTTTTAGGATCTTTTTCATTAATACTAATTTTAAGATGAACTGTAAGAAGTCCTACCCTATCATCATTGATTAGTTTGTAATCATATTGATATTTCTTAGGGACATTTTTATTTCTTTTGAAAATATGTCTATTAATATCAATAGTACTTTCTCTGGTATTAAAATCATACCCTAAAAACTTAATATACTTAACAACTTCTAGTGATTTCCATGAATCAACTACATAATCAACAATATTTCCATCTGCGGATTTAGTCATTAAATCTACATTAAGTTTTTCTTCATAATCAGATACATAATCTGATAAATACTCTAGCATATTTTGAACCCCTTTCTCTGTTTATTCTATATAAATAATAAATAATTATAATTGAATTCTTCAAAAAATAAAAAGGAATTTCAATTATTTTTTATTTAAGATGGATTACTTGATATTTCACAAGTAATCCATCTCGCTTACATATTATTCATACTTCGCTGTTGCATCTCCATCTTCTTTAAAGAATCCTTTTGAATATACACAAGGTTTATAAGAGATTTCAACTCCATCCTCTAATAATCTTGCATAAATATCATAGCATCCTGCCATATTGATAGTTGCTTCAAAAACGTCATCTTTTGCTCTAAGAAGTTTCATGTAATCAACAATTGAATCATGAATTGTACAGAAAAGAGGCATAATAATTTCAGGATTTGGACCCTGAATTGATAACTCTGATTGGAGTTTTTCAGATGCCATCTTTGTAATTTCTTTGATGTCTGAAACTGAAGTTGTAATATTTTCTTCATTCCACTGAGTACAACGAACAACAGATTTCGGTTCTGAATCATCAACTTCTGTTAATTTATTATTCTCAATGTGTTTCATATAAAACATGAAGTTACCTAATTTTTCAAGGTCTTCATTTTCTTCAACATCAAAACTTGTTGTAAATCCAATTTCAAGTCTGTTTGCAATAATAATGCAATGACTGTCTTTTGTTTTTTGCAGATTCTTCAAATATCTTGAAATACAATCGAAGATTACTGCATAACATGAGATAGGCACATACGGATATTTCAATTTAATTTTGAAATTTTTATAGATGATTGGAATTGCCATCTCACCAATTGTATTCACATCATCCAGATTTTCAATAACTACTTTTTCAAAATACTCTTGTGCTTTAGACATTGCCATTATTTACTACCTCCAGTTTTGTTATTTGACCATTCAGGTTTCTTCGTAGTAATACGATTTGAACCGTGGTGTTGTTTTTCAACATTTCCATTCTTAGGATATTTAGAACCTTTATGGTTGTTTTTCTTATATCCACCTTTATTCTTGGAAGAATTTTTGTATTTTTGATTTCTGTTTGGAGAACCCTTTCTTCTCTTTTCAAACTTCTTCTTTGCTGATTCTTCTTTTTGTTTTTTAAGAGTCTCTTCAAGTTCACGTGCGAACTTAACTTCATTAAGAAGGATTTCTTTCAGATATGTCAATGCAATATCTGGAGAATTAATAGTTGAGTTTTCAAACAACAACTGAAGAGTTCTTCCATTAATGATAAACGTTGTAATTGATTTATGAGCTTCGAAAATATACATAGCAACCTTATATTCTCTAGGTTGTCCTTTTGCATCTGCTTTCTTGATTGTAAATACAATACCAAGCTTCCCACCTGATTCCTCTTTAGAATCATCGATTTTAAAATTGACTAAAAAGTCTTTTGTATCATTTTTGAACTCATTTACTACTTCTTTCAATGAGTCTGAATATGTGGCTTTGTTCATAAGTTTCATATTCGGTATTTCCTTTCTATTTTTAATTTTATCTTATTTTAGAATACTAATTTGTTTTAGGAGTTTTGCCATATCTATATTATAGATTCCTTCTATAACTCCTGCTTGTTTAAGTTTATCGGCTGCTAATTGAATGTCGATATCACTAAGATTTTCATTCTCACTTGCCATATATCTTGCCACTACCTCTTCAACAGGTCCGGCAGTTTCTGTACATGAAACCTTTCCATCTGATGAAATGAATACCGGTAATAATCCACGTTTATTTTCATCAAGTAAAATTTCTACTACGAATAATCCACGTGCATTCTCACTCAATTCATCAAAAGTTGTAATTCCTGTATCTTCGATTTTATTAAACATAATAAGTTCTGATAAATCAGATTCACCGATAGTATTACTGATAATATTATCAATTTTCGGTCCTTTATGTTTTTTCTTTTTCTTCTTTTTCTTCTTACTCATATCATTCATGAATATGTCATAGTTTTTCTTTCTTCTCTTTTTACTAATGTCGTATCCATGATTTGATGATCCAGAAAAAGTCTTTTCAAAATAACTTTTCTTACATTTTTTACTCATAAATCATAATCCTTTCTTATTAATAAAAACTTTAAAGAATTGTGAAATATAACTTTATAAATTATTCATCATCTTCTTCATCTTTTTCAAATGTTTTTGCAATAACATCTGCAATGAAGCTTTGACAAAGTCCTGTTATTTTCTCAACTCTGGAATTATACATGATTTTATTTGCAGTTTCATTTAAACCATGTTTTTCGATCTCTTTTCGAATCCAATCTTTATAGGTTAATCCATCTTCAGTAAGTGCAACCATTGGATATTTGAAGTGGTCTGATACTTTTACAATAACACATTCCAATGTTTTACCATCGGATGTTTTGCATCTTGCTAAGTATAAACCATTTTTACCTTCTTTTAAAAAGTCTGAATAAGGCATATCCTTTTTAACAGGTTGGAATACTTTTTCAGATTCATGTTTCTTATCTTTATTCTTTTTCCCCTCTTTCCCCTTCTTATCTTTCTTTTTCTTCTTTTTCTTTTTTGGTTCCTCATCTTTGAAACCGAATGCATTTCCTAACTCCCAGAAATCACTCATACTTTTGTCCTCCTTTATTTTTGGTATTTATTAAATTCCATACTCTCTATCAAGTACAGATTTTAACCTATCAATAACTACAATTTTAGTTCCATATTTATTTGCATTTTTAATCTTACTTGAATTTACATCTAAATTAGGAACTACTAAATATGTGGTATCTTTTGTAACAGAATTTACAACTTTTCCACCTAAAGATATAATATACTTCTCAAGTTCAATATCTCGAACTTTAGTGAAACATACTGTAAATTTAACATCTGATAATGATTCATGATAAATATCAAGTTCTTTTCTTAAGAATTTAATAAGAGGTTTTACTTCTTTAATTCCAGAAATAATCTTCTTAGCTTTCTTTTCACCAATTCCTTTAATATCAACTAATGAATCAATATCTTTATCATCAACGATATCAAGTAATTCATCAAGTGTATATTTATTTAGAATAAGTTCAAAATTCTTTTCTGCTATTCCAGAAATTCCTAAAGCACCTAATACTAAATAATCAGGAACTCTTCTTTTATCATTAATTTGTCTAATCCAATTATCAAATGATACTTTACCGAATCCATCAGTATTTACAATTTCATCTTCATGTTGTTCAAGTTTATACAAATCTGCAATATTTTTCAAAATACCCATATCATATAAAACATCAACTATAGCATATGAAATATCCATAATTCGTAGTTTTGTAAGATAATTTAAAATAAGACCCTTCTTTCTACAATCACAATCCATATTTGTGCATATTAAAAATGGTCCTACTCTATCAAGTTTTTCACCACAACTTGGACATTCTTCTTTAGGTCTTATTGGATTATTTCCACTTCTCTCATATTCGCATTCAACATCCATTGTAGCATATGGGATTATATCATAAAGAATTTTTACTTTATCTCCTTTTGCAAGTCTAAGTTCTTCCATTCTTTCTATATTACTAAGAGATGCAGAACTTATTGTATTACCTTTCATTTTTATAGGTTTAAATTTTACAACAGGTGTAATTCTTCCTAATAACCCAACTTGAAATTCAATATCTGTTACTATAGAATATGCACTTTCTTCAGTAAATTTATATGCGACTTCAAAATTATTTTTATCATTATCTCTACCAAGAATTTTTCTTACTTCTTTATCAATGATATAAATAACTGCTCCATCGCATCTAAGACCATCAGCATATCTATGGTCTTGTGCAAAATTTTCAATGTCATCATAATTACCAAGTTTAGTTCTTATGAATGGATGGTCAAATACTTCAGGACATAATTCTTCAATATCAGAATTTTCCTCAATATATCGTAATTGTATTATAACAAGATATTTGTTTCTTTCATCAGGAACATCTGAATTTATAATACCACTTGCTATTGAACGTGATTGTTTATAGTCTTTAGAATAATGCTGATTATATTCTTCAACAGTTGCTTCTTCAACCATAATTTCTGTTTTAAGACCATAAGCTATTTCTTTAGTTGGTCCACCATCTAAAGTTCTAAGATTTCTCTTAAGACCATTAAAATGATGAGAAATATCTTCTGCTGTATTAAATTTGGTATATCCTCTTGTAAGAGCTCTATTTAAGCTTCCATCTTTATTAAATTCAAATATAGCAGATACACCATCCCATTTAGGAAACACATATATATCCAATGAACGTAAATCAATATGTTTTCCAGTTTTCTTATAATAAAGATTCTCTGTCTTTTCAATCCATGAATCTAAAGACCTTCTAGATTTATTTTCTTTCTTATCTGGTTGATTTAAGTAATGAATTTTACTTAAAGTACCTCTAAGTTGTGGATATGAATGATAAGCAGTTTCTTTATTTTTGGATATACTCGGTAAAGTTATAAATTCTTCTTTACCATTTAAAACTATAAGTTCATATAGTTTATCATAATCTGGGTCTGATATATGAGTTTGAAAATCTGAATATGTGTAGATATAAAATGCTATTTCCACAATACCAGTCAAACTTTCAAGATCAGTTTTATCAAGATTAGTATCACCAGAATCAAATCTATTTAACATCTGATGAATAAATAATTGAATATTTATTTCTGATAAGAAATTTGATGCTTCTTCATAAGTGATTAATTGATTTACTAATGCATCTTTCATATCACTAATTTCTATTAATCGTTTCATATTTTAATCTCCTTTTCCATTATAAATAAATAATATATCAATCACATAAAATATCACTAACCTTTATAAAGGTTAGTGATATCTCAATTAACAATCTTCTTCGGTTTGGCTATTGCATAATAATACTGCAGAATCATTATTTTTACCGTCATCTAATAAATCTTTGATTTCTTTAAACCATTCATCTACTATAACTTTAAACATATTTTTCGTGACGATAAATTGTAACCATTTTGGAACTAATGGATATGCTATATCAACAACCCAATTAAGTCTCTCTGGTCCAGAACCAGATTCAACAATGGCACGTTCTGCTTTTAAGAATAATTCATAGCAATCTTTTCTAATATCATTTAAAGTCTTTCCTCTAAGATAAATTACTAAGAAAAGTGCTACTAATACAACGCCTACAATAACTACTACCCAAACTGGAATTTTAGTTCCAGCGATAGTTTGCAATAATGCATTTTTCATAATACATATTACCTCCTTCATTAATTTTATAATAATGTCCAGACAGTAAATTGGTAGATAAGTACTTTTAATACTTATCTACCGTCGTGTCAAAAAATAATGAAGGTTCTAAAAATACACAGGATATATCACTGCTAAATAATTGTTTTACAAATATTATAAATTATAATATAAAAACCGGTATGGAAATTAATCCATACCGGTTGTATTTATTTTCATTTTAGGTTTATAACTTATTATTGATTACGGTGCTACTGGAGCGAATGAAGAATCAACAAAATCAGCATTGCTGAATGTTACAAAACCTTGGATTCCCTGAACAGCTGCATCTGTGTAACGAGATACACCGAGTAAGTTCGTGTATGAACCACCTGGGTTGTCAGCAGCACGGTAAGCGCTGTCTTTAGCTGTAAGGATATGTGTATTGTATTTGAAGTGCTTGAATGTCATTTGAGCTGGATTCAAAGCGATCGGTACAATACGAAGACCTCTGTGAAGATCTTTCTTCTCATCAAATTTAAGTGCAGAAACAACCTGAACTTTTACGTTACCTGTTGTCATAACACCGTATGAGTAGTTATGTTTGATTCCACCAGTTGTGCTACCTTGGTTAAGTACCCAGTTTACATTCTTTCCAAGTAATGAAACATATTTAGGGTTACCATAGATAACGAATGTCAAATCTTCCATCTTAGCAGTATTTGTTAAATCGATGATGAATCTGTCGATTTCCCATTTAAGCTGTTTCTCGATGAATTCGCTTGGTAATGCAACTGTTTGAATTGTTGAATCACAGTTGAAATCTTTGTATTTAACAAAGCTGTTCCATTGTAATGGATCCAATTCAAGACCTGAGAAGTGTTCGAATTGTTCATCCAAGAAATCGATAACTTTAGAGTCTTCCATCTGTGTCAGATATTCAGACAAGTTGTCGTATGTTTTCTTGTAAAGATCCATGTTAAGAAGAGCCTTATGGTCTTCAAGCTGCTCGATTGAATAAGGGATGTTCACTCTGTGTCCATCTTCAATCTTCCATTCTTTCTCTTCACGTGTGTAATCGAAAGAAACGGTTCTTTCATTCTTTTCGTTGCTTAAGTATCCACCAAATACAACTGATTTAATAGCTCCTGAAGCTGATGCTAATGTAACTGTGTTGTTTACGAAGTCAACCATACCTGTAAGTAAGTCAACAACTTCAACTTCACTTCCATCAGCAGTTTTAACAGTTGTGTTGATGTTTCCACCCATCCATTGACCTGTATGAAGGTTAACGAACATATTCAACGGAATTTCAACATCGTCTGTTGTAACAGCTTTAACAACTTCTAATTTGTAAGATAATTTTTCTCTTTCAGCAACAACTGCATCTGTTAATTCACCGATAATATCGAAATTGAATACTGGCAGTTCAACTGGAGTATCTTTAATTGGCAATCCTTTACCAGCTTCATAGATGTCTTTGTATTCATCATTGTAGAAGCATTGTGGATATCTCCAACGATTCTTTGTCTGGTTGTCAACTAACCAAACTTGTTCCATTTGTTTCTTGATAACTGGAGACTTTGTAACTTCTGTTTGAAGAATGTCTTTTGTTGCCAATGACAAATGTTGTTTAACAAGTACTGGATAATCGATAGCTTTGATAGGCATCAATTGTCCAACAGTTGTAGACTCGCGAACGAAGTCTGTTGTACAGTTATCCCAAAGTTGAGATACTTGGTTGTACATATTTGAGTATGAACCCCATCTGTCAACATCCATTCTCTGTGTAGCTTCATCTTGGATTGAAGATAATGCTGACTCTTTGAATGCTGCCATAATTTCAGGGTTTTTGATCATTTGATGAATATCTAAGAAATAATTTAAATTCTTAGAGCTAAGTTCTTCAACTGCACTTTCGAATGCAGCGTCAAATCCGTTTTCATTATTCGCAAGACCGAAACTACCAATAGTTTCTGATCCAGCAGATTCAAGAAATGCTAAATTGTTTGACATTTTCTTGTCTCCTCCTTTAAATTATTAATTTTACAATTTTTAATTGTAATTGTTTTACATTGTTAAAACTTAACTGTATTAATTTGAATTTTAATACTAGGCAATTAGTATTAAAAATAATACAATTTAAATTATTGTTATTTATCAGCATTTTTATTTTTATTTGAACTTATTAATTCAAAAATTAATAAGCAACTTGCTTTTATCTTTTCAAAAAAGAATGAGTTCTGTAAATAACTATCCGTTTGATACTTTAGTAACATATAGTCACGTGTTAAATATTCTAATGATTTAAACTTATCTAATGAAACCTTAGCTATATATTCAAATCGTTCATCATCACTAACACCATTTTCAAGTTTATCAATAAAATACTGAATTGTTTTATATAGTTGCATGAATCGTTTATATAATTCATGTTTTCTAATATCATCTTTTGTGAATTGCTGTTCTGGTGCAGCATTAGGATCTTGACCATCTACTGGTGTTTGAGTTGGGTCTGAACCATCTTCTGGTACAGAATCAAGTTCAACATCACCACCTAAATCACCCTCTGCTTCAGGATCAGAACCTTCACCAGTTGTTGTGTCAATTACTTCATTACCTTCTGGTACAGGTTCTTCACTCGGGATTTCTCCATCAACAGGTTCTGTTACTTCTTCACCAGTTGTTTCAGCTTGATCCTGTGGGTCTTCTACTTGTGTTCCAGTTTCTACTGGTTCTTCAGTTGGAACTTCATCTTTTGTTGGTTCCGTTACTTCTTCACCAGTTTCTTGTGGTTCAACATTACCTATCAAATCTTCACCTAATGCAGGTTCATTTTCAATATCATCATCTGTAATATCATCTGGTATATCATCAGAACCCATACTCTGCAATTCTTCATCTAGTGCTGATAAATCATCTAAACCAATATCATCATAATCTGAAAAATCATCAGATTCATCATCAATATCGATTTGTTCATTATCTATAAGTAATTCATCATAGTAATCCTTTTTAATAGGGCTTACTGAAATTACTCTTGGTTTTCTTTTCTTTTTAGGAGCCTCTGTGAAAAGTCCTAGGGATTCAAACAGAGGTATATCTCGAGTATGTTTTATAACCACTTTAAATACCTCCTAAATATATTTAGAATTTGTAACAACACGTTCTTTTTGTCTAACTAATGCTTCACGAATTCTAATAAGTTGATATCTTTGTTTCTGATCACCTGCAGCCATAGCATCTTCAATTTTAGCTTCACAAACTTTAATTTCAGCATCAAGTTCATAAGCAAATTCATTACGAATTCGTTTATTTTTCTCTTTTGAAAGTTTATTAGCAAACCAAACTACAGGAACTAATGCTAATTTAATATGACCTGCTAAACCATAAGTTATCAAAATTCTAATATTCTTAAATACTTTCTTTCTATAACCTGGTTTAAGCATATATTCCTTTCTTCTATTATCATCCATTCTGTCAAAATCAGAAATCATTTTTTGAATTCCTTCTAGTAATCCTTTAGGAATTTTCAGTACTGCTTTACCTGCATTCTTAATAGCAGTTCCAACCTTTCTAAGTTTAGAAGATTTTTCTCTACTATTTTTATGAGCATCTAATGCTTTATTTTGAATTTTTGTAAGAGCACCACTTTTTGGTTTTTCTGGTTTTTTATTGCTAGAATTTGGATTAGCAGAATCAGGTAAGTCTTTACTACCTAGCTTAGTTGACTCAGGAAGTTCACTATCTTCCTCCTCATCAAGTTCTTCAATGTCATCGTCATCAAGATCTTCAATTTCATCATCCTTAGTAGAAGAAACTTTCTTAAAAGTTTCAAATTTCTTTTTCTTCTTAGGAGTTTCAATTTCACGATACATGACGTTATTACGTTGAATTACTTCGTTTGCAGTCCCATCTCCTGCTTCCTTAAAAAAAGAATAACCATTAGCCTCAACTTCTGATGTAGCCTCATTCATTAATTTGAATGCATCACCTACAGTGATATCACCTTCATATCCCATTGATTCTTTTATCAATGTGAATAATTCAGTTTCAGGAATAATATCAGTTTCTTCCATAAGAACATAGTAGTTTTGAACAGTAGAACGTACTGATTCATAAACTTCACGTTTTAATGAAAGCATTCCACTTTTTGTTAAAGATCTTTCTTCTTTATATAATTCATCATAAACAGATTCAGTCATAATAGCATTAACTGCAGACTTTGTATCGGTATATAATGGATTTACAGTATCTTCAACTGCTTCTGAAAAAGCAGAAATAACTTCACCTGCAATATCAGTTTTCATAAAACCATCCATAATAGTTTTAAGATTCATATTTGTAAATTGATTTACTGATTCCATGAATCTATCTGATTTTGCTAATGTTTGAAACATCTCACTTACAACGAGATTATTTGTCTTTGCTTCAAATCCGTTAGTGCTTTCTAATAATGAAGAAACTGCTTCACATAACTCAGATTCAATACAAAGTTCTTTAGCATATGGAGTTGTTGCTAAAATAGTATTGATAGCTGGTGTAGTTTTGATAGCATCAGAGAAGTTAATTTTTGAACATGGTGGATTAATACCGTCGAAAAATTTAACTGTATCTACATCATTATTTGCAATACGTTTCTTACAAAGTTCTGAATAAATCATATCATATAATTCATCTTTATTATCACCGACAAATTTATTCATTTCAACTGCAGCTTCAGGATATCTACACTTGATCATTCCATCAAGTTTATCCATTGCTTCAGAATACTGATTGGCTAATTCAGATGTCATTCTTGAACCATTTTCAGCAAAGTATTCTTTAATAGCTTCATATACAGAAACTAATTGCTGATGATGTACAGGGAATGACGTCATAGTCCACATAACAAAAGGAAGTCCGAATTGTGGTTCCGGAATAATACATCTTACACCTTTTATTATAAATGAAAGTGGAAATCCTACATAGCCCTTTCGAAAGTCTCTTGCCAATTCATCGGAATAATTAGCTTTTAAGATTTCATACCCATGGTTAAGTTTTTTAATATCTGTACCATAAAGTATTTTCTCTGTATCTAAAATCGGCATAAAAATACCTTCCTTTCATTTATTTTTCGTTACATATTTGTTGATTTTAACAATTTCTAATGAGGTTGAATTATCCCATATATTGAAAACATTGAAATAACGTAATTTATAAAAAAATTAAAATGAAAGGATAGGTATATTAAAATTATGAGTGCTGTAACAACAAGTGCTGATGTTGCTGTTCTTTTATCGCAAAAGACATCAACAGGTGGAACTATATATTTATATCCTATTGTACGAGACATTGATATTTTGCTTAGTGACGATAATTTAGGTGTAGATAACTTACAAGAGTTACTTGAAAAAGGTGTCAAACCTAATTTTGCAACGATTCAAGCAATGTTCATTAATGGTGACGATATCGAATTCTCATATAATGAAGAAAATGGTACTGTGCAAGCAACGCACAAGAATATAATTTCTGCTGGAACTGTTAAAGGAACAGAAGGCTCTGTTTCACATAATAGTGAAATTGAAATTCCAACGTTCAATGTTGATAAGCATGGACATATTACATCTACAGGTACATCGAAAATTACGTTACCTGCAGAATATGTACTTCCTAAAGCAACAACTACATCATTAGGTGGAGTTATTGCAGGAACATACATTAATATCGATAATGCTACTGGAACTATTTCGGTACAAGAAGCATCCACAACACAAAAAGGTGTTGTAAGTTTGAGTCATGCGACAGACTCTACTTCTACAACAGAAGCTGCTACACCTAAAGCTGTTAAAGATGCTTTAGATTTAGCGTTAGAAGAACTTAATGATGCTATTACTGAATTAGAAACGAACGGTGTTAAACCTGATTTCACAAGTCTTTCAGCATATTTCTCGAGTTCTAGTGATATTACCATTACTATAGGTAATAATAAGATCTCTATGACTCATGCAAATAATGTAACGGAAGGGTCTACAAAAGCTAATGAAAATAAAACATTAACTTTTGGCGGTGACTTTTATATTCCAGAATTGACATATGATTCTCATGGACATCTTACAGAAGTTACATTTAAGACATTGAAATTACCTGCAAATCCGGATACTAATACAGAATATGAATTAGAAGTTACGGATGGAACTGAACAAACAACAACAGGTAATTCATATAACACAGTAGCAAAAACATCAACTATCAAACTTACAGATAGTGATGGAAATCCTGTTTCAGGAAATATTACAACGAAATATCTTGTATATAAAGATTTCTCAGGTGCTTATGCAGGACTTGTTCCTGTTGCTGGTTCAGCAAATGCTGCAAAATATCTCCGTGGTGATGGAACATGG